ACGAAAGAGTTAAAAAAATAGTTGACATGCGTTATGGATCGGCTAATAATAAACTCACCCCTTGGAGATCTATAGCAGAAAATCTTGACTTAAGCATCCAAGGGTGTATCAATATTCACAACAAATTTATTAACAAAGTAAAAAAAGAAGCAAATTATGTATAATTCTATTACAGCCGCAGCATATCTGGTTAAAGACCCAGAAGTAAGAACTACCAATAATGGTAAAAAAGTAGTCAGCCTAAGAGCTGGTATCTCCACATCTAATGCAAAAACTAAGTGTTTCGTAGATGTTGAATATTGGGACAAGACAGCAGAGATTGCTGAAAAATACTTGTCAAAAGGTAGAGAGTTTATTGTGAATGGAGAACTCTGCATGTCATCTTGGGAAAAGGATGGTAAAAAATTCAGTAAATACTTTGTTCGTGGAAAAGATCTTCAGTTTTTGAGTTCTAAAAAGTCCGAGGGAGAGGGAGAGGGAGACGGAGACGGAGGCTCTAAAGATGTTCAAGGTGACGATGTTCCATTTTAATGAACTTAATATTAGAAGCTCCCTTAAATAGTTTGAGCTTTGGTAATGTTAGTTTTAACATTATCAGAGAGCTTCATAAGCTAGAAGTAAATCTGGGCATCTTTCCAACAGGTGACCCAGATTTATCTGCTTTTGATGTAAATGATGATCTTAAAAAATATATTGAAGATGCTGTAAACAACAGATGGAGATTAATTTCAAAATTAACACCCACCTTTAAATTATGGCATTTAAATGGTTCTGAAAACAGAAAGACTAAAGATCAACATTTGTTTTCATTTTATGAATGTAGCGAACCTACAGAATTAGAAATCAAGATAGCTGGTCTTCAAGACACTATTATCTTTTCTTCTAAATATGCTGAAAATCTTTTTAAAGACAAAGGTCTTGCAAATACTAAATTTATCCCTCTTGGTTTTGATGAAGATTTTCATATCACTGGGAGAGAATATCTAAAAGATGTCATACATTTTGGTCTCATGGGTAAATATGAGAACAGAAAACATACTAAAAAAATTATACAAACTTGGTTAAAAAAGTATGGTAACGATCCCAAGTATCAACTTTCCTGTTGTGTAAACAATCCCTTTTTGAATCAAGAACAAATGCAAGGAGTTTGGAATGATGTCACACAAGGGGTAAACTACAACAATCTAAACATCATTCCAAGATTAGCTAAGAATTCTGAAGTAAATGAGTTTTTAAATGCTATAGATATTGACCTCACAGGTTTATCTGGAGGAGAAGGTTGGAACATACCAGCTTTCAATGCTACTTGTTTAGGTAAGTGGAGTGTGGTTTTAAATGAAACATCTCACAAAGATTGGGCTACTGAAGAAAACTCAATCTTGATTGAATCATCTGGAACAACACCGTGTGAAGACGGAGTATTTTTTACTAAACAAAATGATTTCAACAATGGTGTTTTTTATACATGGTCTGAAGATGAAGCTGTCTCCGCTATGGAAAAAGCTGAATCTAAAGTAGGACAGGTTAACACAGAGGGTGTCAAAATGGGGGACAATATGACGTATAAGAAAACTACTGAAGCTATTTTATCCCTTGTTTTTGGGGAAGAATAGAATGGCATAATAAATGTTAAATAAATAACTATGAATACATTAATTAACAACATTCTTAACGATATTAGCAAAACTACTAAAACTCACCCAGTTAAAGACTCGGGAGATGTCTATGCGGCAGAGTTCGAATTAGCTGGATTCTGTAAGAAAGACATAGATATTAAAGTAACAGATAATATCCTAACGGTAGATGCTAAAACTGAAGAAAGACAAAAATCATACCAGTTGTTCTTATATGATTTAGTGGCAGAGGACCACATCTCTGCTTTATTGAAGAATGGTCTTTTAAAAATAACTCTACCTAAAAAGGCAATTGCGAAGGCAAAAAAAATAGATATAAAATAATGTCTTTATATGTTTATAAACATCCTGATACAGATGAACACCGCGAGGTGTTTCAAAGGATGAATGATGAACACATATATATAGACGAATTTGGTGTAGAGTGGGGGAGGGTTTGGACCGTCCCCCACGCATCCATAGATAGCTCTATAGACCCTTTTAATAATCAACAATACATTGACGCTACTCACAACAAAAAAGGCACTATAGGCGATATGATGGACCTGTCTGCTGAATTGAGTGCGAAGAGAGCAGAAAAATCTGGGGGCTTAGATCCAGTAAAGGAAAAGTTCTACGATAATTACAAAAAGGAACGTAAAGGCGCAGAACATCCGAACAGAATTAAAGAAAAAGGTTACGAAAGCAAAAATATTAAAATCGATTACGATTAATAAGTGCTTCCGCTAAACCTTAACCCTTTCTCTTCTGTGACTGTGAAACTAAAACTTGCGTCAAAAGTCATTTTATCGTTTATGGGCATTCCATAATTATAAGAGTCCAGTTTAGCTTCTTGGATTTCATATATCATTTTTTTGTCTCCAGAAGCCAATACTAACTCAAAGTCATATTTTCTGTCATCGCTTAAAACGCCTGTTACAAAACCCTCATCAAATCCCGAGACTAAAGAAGAAACTGAAAAAGTTCCTTGAGCTGGGAATTGAGCTTTTCTGTTATAAGCAAAATCATTACCTAATCCATATGATGAAACTCTAGGCAGTGAGACTTGCATATCTACAGCTTGTATAAAATGTATACCAGATAAGCGTTGTCCTCCTACTTGCAAATTTTGCAAAGTAACGCTGCTTTGAGGATCTGTAGGATTAATTATCGGGGGATTTCTATCGCTGTTTGTTTGCGGATCAATTTGAAATAAAGACCTTCCGACATTATCGTTATTTCCTCCAGTTAAATTAATAGAGGGCATTTCCATAGAAGTTCCTGTCAAGTGCTCGAAAACCATATTAGAACAAATATAACTAGTAGACACAGAAGGCAATGTTCCTATCCCATAAGACAAACTATAAGAAACAGGAAAACAATTACCGAAAGCCATACAATCAAATCCTGTTAAATCGAAAGGATCTTCGTTAAATTTAATAGAATCAAAAGCATCAATATTCCCAGTTTCAGGAGTGTTAACTACATAAAAGTTTGTCGCTCTTTCAGAAACACCTGAAAACATATTTCGATATGTTGAAGTTCCTAATGCAGCACTTTTAAAGTTGCCATGATTTTCATTTCCAAAAGAAAGTTCTGGTATATAAGTGAAATTCAACTGCACATCAGGCTGTTGTGTCATCTCTTTTAGAGATAAATCTTGAGTGCCTAATTGTTTTAATTCTTGTCTAGGTAAACTGACGGAATAACTAAAATTCTGAACCAGTTTATACAAAACAACATCTAAATTCAATTCAGAAAAAGATGGTCCGTTTTGTACAAATACAGCAGCGTTTGGGCTTTTTATTGATACTCCTCTACTCATTTTATGTTCCTGTTGGAATTACACCCAAAGGGTCTTCTACAAAATCCACGGTCAATGTATTAGAATTGACATAGTTCCAAGTGTGCGTCCATTTCGGACAATAGTAAACTTTTGGTCTGTTGTAAACAGAAGGTATTTGGTGTTCAAATCTTCTGTAACCACCTTTGTTTTCTAAAAAGTGAATCATGCTTTTGGTTTGGGAATCAGAAATATTACTAAAAGTATAACTGATATCAAAAGTAGAGATGTTGTCATTTGTTTTTATCCTTTGTTTAAATGAATTTTTATACTCAAGAACATCTGCTTTTATAACTACATTATTTTGTGTCCCGATGTCTGGTTCAAAAAAGAATTTTTGACTCCACATTGAATTTGTTCCTGTAGGACTATTGGCTTCAGTGGAAGTATGATCTCCAGTGCAATAGTAAAAATTATCTAATTTATTTTGATTTATTCCCGAATATATAACGTTATATTCTTTATAAGTCGAACTAGGTGTCCAACCATTAAAATCCAAGTTAGCAAAGCAGCCCATACCTGACCACTTTAATAAAGTAGGAGCATGATCTACGCTTATAGTCGATGCTACTTCATAGTGTTGATTATTAACAAAATTAATAGCATAATTATTACAAAAACCTGTTACTGTTTTATATATATTTGAAGAATCAGGAGTGAAAGGAATATCTTCTACACCCGATTGATTTTCAAAAAATACAGCTAATCTTTGAGCATTAGTTTCATTTACATCATACCTTACATTAAATTGAGCAGTTAAACTATTTACTGAATAAGGAACTAAATTGTAATAAAAATCATCAGTATTATAACTATGATTAGTAGCTTCGAAGTTAACTTGCGATCCATAAACAGGAGTAAGATTTAACAAGCGAATAGTAGAAGGAACGCTAATTCCAGAGATATTGTTGTCTCTATTATAAAATAAACTTTCGCTCATTGGCTTCCTATATAGTTAAGTGTTAAACGAACTGCCCCATCAGAGCTAGATGTCAATTGTTCAGAAACAAGAGATGCATTAGGTATTGTTAGATTTTGTAAAGTGTTACCATTTTTACCCTTAATAGAAAAAGAAACACTTTTATTTTCTCTTGTATTTAAAAAATCAAAACCGCTTTGTAAAAATATATCGTCTACTTCCATTTGAACTGAAGCAGAATATTGAATTGGATTTATATGTTTAACCTCTGTTGGAGTTTCAGAACCAATACTATAATAAGGTTTTTTATTTACAGTTAAAGAATAATCAAAACCAATAACTCTATTACTTGTGCTATTATCACAGGTTGCAGTTATAGATCCTTGGCTTGGTATGTAAATAGGAGTTTCAAAACCAATTATTGTCCCACTAGCGTTTACACCACTTTTCATTTCATCATAAACAGTAAATGATGTGTTAACTTTAGGAATAGCTCCGACAGCACAATTGACGGAATAAGAAGATAAATATCCATCAGTAAACCCATAAGAAGCATTATTATTATAATTAAAACTTCCTTTCATTAC